GCAGAGTTCATTAATCTGTCCGCAGTAAACTGAAGAGCAGATGGAATGATCATCTTCACAGCTTTCGCAGCGATCTTTAAACCTCTTTCATCAGTAAGAGCAGCGATATCAATCATTGCTTGTTCTAATGAAGTTTCGTTTAAGTCCGCAGCTGTTGCCAATGTATTACTGAAAGTTCCAGAAATAGTTGGGTGCGAAGTGTTGAAAAGAGTTACACCATCACCTGAATTGAAACTTCCTCCAGGTAAACCATTGTTTAATGGTGCAGCTGCTTTAACTTGTTTAGTTTGAGCCATAGATCTTGCTAAAGCTTTTGTATATCTAGACGCAAGTCTGTCATACAAATTGTCCTCAATAGCTTCCTCAGTGATAGCAAACCCAAGAGCAATTGTCTCGTGAGTGTATCTAGCTGTGAAAGTTTCTTGAGCACTGTCGTAAGTTATACCAGAACCTTCTGGTTTAACTTGTGCTTGAGCGAAACCTGACAACATAACTTCTTCTTCAAAAGCTCTGTCAGATGACTCAGTGTTGTATATTTCAGCATGTTCTTGTTCATACTGTTTATACTCCAGGCCGAATAAGGCATTCAAACCTGGCTCTAGTTCTTTAACTAGTTGATTACGTGATATAGCCATAATTTAATTACTCCTTATATACCTGCCACGTTGTTTCCAAGAATGTGCTCATTGATAATAATTCTAAGAGCAAAGCCCTCAGCAGTAGTATCTGAATGATCAGGATCTCTAGAAACACCTAGGATTTTAAGTTGAGCAATAGAAGCTCCTGTTGTAGCCGAAATTTTTGATTTCGAAATAAACAACGGAGAGGTTCCTACTGCTGCGACTTGGTCAGCACATCCACCAACTTCATTTTGGTTGAATGCAGTGTCCGCAGACATGATTTCATAAACCTGTCTTGGGTCGTCATTTACGAAAGCAACGATATCAGTAGCAGTGTTACTTGCTGGTGAATAGTTGCTGAACGTTGGTTTACTAGTTGTAGCGTCAGTGTAGAAAACGCCGTTCAGTGTACCCAGATTGTTTGCATCTGTGTTTCCTGAAGCGAGTACAACTCCATCCGCAGTTAATTGCACCATTGCTGCGTGCGAAATTAAAGCAGAAGAAGCCGCAACGCTGTACTCTGTAAGAGCACCTACGTTATCTGTCTGACCAACTTTTTTAATGGGTCTAAAACCGAACCCAGTTGTTGACGCGTTAGCCATACGTTTTCTCCTTAAATGTACCTGCCCCGAAGGGCCTCCAGTACGGTTAATTCGCTGGTTTCGGAATTGTTAAAAAATTAACTTTTCTTTGAACCACCGAAGGTTACACGAGTATCTCTATCAACATTGATAGGCATACTCTTATGCTGTTCCTTTGCAAGATCGGCATCTATTGCAGCTTGTTGTTCTTGAGCTTGTCTTTGATAATACTCAGATCTTTGCTGCGCGATCTCCTCTGGTACCCTTGTCAGCACAAGGCCGCCGTGTCCGATAACCCCTGCGTATTTGCCGTCCTGTACTACGGGAAAATCTTCTTCGGGATATTCATCTGCTCTAACTAATTCGTAACCTGATCTTAATCGACCTTGTACATTTTTAGTATCCACAAATCCCTGAATCTCTACCCTGACCCATCTGTGTCTGTAGCCATTCGGCGCGTTGGGCGTATCTAAATACGATGGTGGAGTCCAAACTTTCGGTCTCTCATTAGGAGTTACCGATTTTGCTTGTGATTGTACTTTTGTAGAATCACTTTTACTTGTCTGGCTCGCACGAGTTGGTTGTTTCTTGTCTTCCATATGCCTATACCTCCTTCGTGTTCATAAGTTGTTTCGCATATTCTTCTAGTGGCACACCTAATTTTTTAGCAATTGCTACTTGAGATGATGTGAGTCTCACTGATTTACGACTAGTCTTTGAACTACGCGTTGCAGAGGCAACGGTTTGTGTAGGTTTACTAACCGGTTTGTCCTTAGGTGTATCAAATTTATGCGGAAATTCAAGTCTAATTCTTCTATCTATTTCCGTATAATATTCTTCTGACCTAGGGTCAATTCCTTCTTCTTCGGTAAGTTTTCTATGCAAATCAAACGCTGTATACGTCATTGCACTATCTTTACCGAACCACTCGTTATTATTGGCCCAATCTTCTGCCCTTGGATCAGGAGGAGTTTGAGCCTGTTGTCGTGGTTGTTGATATAATGGTTGTTCAACAGGTACTTCTTTAGCTGCAGTTTCCTGCATTTGGTGTTGAGTTTTTAACTCAGCTAATTTACCCTGTTCATAACCAAGTTGAGAAATAGCGGCTAAAGCTTCTGTTTCAGCTTTAGGATCTTCTGCCTGTCTAGCAGCTCTTAATTTTTCTTGAGCCGCTGCGATAGAAGAAGTAATTCTTCCTTCCATTTCTGCAACATAATTTTTATCTAAAGAATCTGCTGTAGTCTTAAATTGGTCTCTTTCCCTTTTAACACTTTCAGCAAAACGTAAAGCTTCTTCTTTTTGTCTTTCCGCTTCACGCATTCTTTTGGTTAACTTAGCTATTCGCTTTTTAACTCCTTCAGAATACTCTTCAATTTGCTTACTGTTATCTTCTTGCTGATCACTCCCTTGAACATTAGACTGCTCATCAGATTTCTCAGGTGCGTTATCGGCGCTACCACCGTCTTTAAGATCTTGTGTCTCATTTGTTGTGTCCTCCGTTGGTTGTTCTACAACCCCTTCTGTTTTTTCTTCTGGTAATTCTATCTCTGCACCCGGACCAGATGTATCGATATCAACTACTTTGTTTTCATTTTCTTGCATAGTATCTCCTATGATTGTTAAAATTCGTGGAATATATCTTCAGGGTTTTCCACGGTCGCTAAAACTTCATCATCATTGAGAAGCCTTATCTCACCCCCATCTATTTTAATTCGTGATCCTGCATATCTTGCAAAGATAATCCAATCACCTTTCTTACACCAAGGACCTTCTGGGTATCTTTCTTTATCATAGCAGTGTGGGCCCATATCTAAAACTAAACCACAAGTTGATGCTACTTGTGAACGTTCTACTGTTTCATCTGCTAATATTAAACCACCTTTGGTTTTATCTTTTTGTTTAAAAGGTAAAACTAAAATTCTCCAACCAGTAGGTTTAGGTAATTTTGATGATTCGTCTATTTGTTTCTTTTCTTTTTTTTCAACACCAACTAGTTCTTTATTTGGTAGAACTATCTTTTGACTTGATGCTGATAATTGTTCCTTGTTCGTCATTTTGCTCCTTTGTTTTTAGCAGGGTGGATATTTCCTGTAATAAATACTGATAAGTTCGTATTTGCCCTAACATATACTGGTATTTTTCCATGCTGTCAACATTACCGTTAGTCATTGCAATCACTACATCATCATGTCTCAATTTAATTACTTTTCTTATTTTGTCTATAAAGTCCATTATAACGTCTCTCCTCTCTCCGGTTCAAGTTCATCTAACACATCTAGCTTTTCTTTTGCCGCAGCTATCTTTTCAATTTGTTTATTAACTTCTTCTATGTGTTGTGGATGTTCTCCAATACCCACTGAGTTATCTAAAAATATATTTGCAGTAGCGTCTGCTTCTGCAATATCAGCTTCGTATCTTGTTCTTAGTGCGTTTAGTATTGCTCTTCGCATTTTTTCTCCTTTCGAAAAGGCTTTCTATGGTATCAAAAATCTTATCTACACCTGCAAATAAATTATAAATAAGTCTGTCTAACATTTCCACCTTCTTCGTGCCTGACGGATACGAGAATTTGGATCGTTACGTGTTTTTGCTGATGATCGTTTGAGTTGTCCTAGTGATCTCGCGCAGTATGATTTTCTGCGTTTTGCAGCTTTTGATCCAGGCTTCACTTTTCCTGTCACGGCTGTTTTTAATTTACTTCCAGGGTTTGCTGCCCTGTAAGCTCTTACACCTTTTGCTGTCATTCCAGCTCCAGATTTTGTTGGTCTATAATTGGCTCCTGGGCCTTTTGTAGTTTTTCTAATAGACATTAAATTTTTTGCATATTAGGATTAGTTGATAATATATTTTTTTCTGCTCTAGGTCTAGCTACAGAATCTTTACTTCTTTTTCTAAGTTGAGCAATAGCAGATTCTTTTAACTGTTTTTGTCTTCTAAGTTCTTTTAAATCTTTTTCTAAATTCATTTTTTCTTCTTTGCAAATGTTGCTACGTTAGTTGGTTTTCCTCCTGGGTTACCTGCAGCTCTCTTTCGTCTGACAGCAGAGGCCTTTTGCCCTTTTGTCATCCGTGTGGCTTTTGCAAGTGGGACGCACTTTGGATATTTTCTTTTGCTCCCCTTCGATCGACCGCAAGGTTGATACCTGCCGTTCTTCTTCGGTGCTCCAATGTCTACCCATTTCTCTTTGACCCATTTTCTTAGACCACCTTCAGCCATTATTTTCTCTTGGATTTTTTCTTCTTTTTCCCACCTGGTTTTATTTTACCAGAACATACAGCAGAGCCGTACATGTTTGCGTACGCAGAAGGGTAAACTTTGAATTTACGCTTCGCTGCAGCTTTACCTTTTGCACAAAGTTTAGCCATTACTTAGCTCTTCCGCCATCCTTCATATAACCCATTTTGTTTCTAACTTTTCTGGGTAATTTTTTTAAACCTTTTTGTTTTGGTTTAACTGGTTTTAAAACTTTTTTACCATTTTTAAACATAGGTCTTTTCATCATTCCAGGCATTATTTTTTCTTGCTCCTATTTGCTTTTCTTACAGCTCTTCCGCCTTTTTTAGTTTTTTTAATTCTTCCACCTTTTTTAGCCATAGCTCCCATAAACATTTCATCGTTAGCCATATCTTGTGGTGTCATCATTCCTGCACCAAGAGATTGTCTTCTCATGATAGCATCTGTGTAAGGTGATTTTCCATAAGCTGCATCAGATGTCATTGCTTTGATAGCGTCTGCAGTTGTAGAAGCTCTTGCGTTTCTATTCATTAAAGCTTTACCAGCACCTAAAAGAGCGGCACCAATACCTAAACCTTTAAGAAGCTTTTTTATTTTTTTCTTCTTTGCCATTATTTTTTACCTCCGTTTCTAAATATTTGCGTTCCCTTTATACCATAAATACTCGCCACGACAAGGATCCATAAATTTGTGAACCATGACGGGAGCTGCGAGAACATGTCGAAAAAGAGTTTTACCTTGTCCATAGCGGTTGGATCGTCCGATATCACTGCCCAAGCGAGCACCAACACGGGCAAACTTAATATTATGAGAACCGCCTCGTCTTTCCAGTCCGATTGACGGGCTTCTAACAATTTTCCTTGGTAAGCTTCCTCACCCTGGGCCATCTTTTGTGCATGCATCAGTTGTGCATCTGACATAGCCATTTTAGTTCTCTGCTTGTTAGCATAAATCTTACTTCCAGCAGAAACGGCTAGTTTAATTGCCGATAACCACATGATTTAGTACCAATCTGCTTTGCTTTTCTTTTCTGCAAGCATTGCTCTTTGACCTTTTACCTGAACTGACTGAGTTTCAGTAGGATTTGACACCTCAACTTCCACTCCACCGTTTGGTAAACCGTCTTTGTTCAAGAACATGTCATGATCTACATGAGTCATGCCTGCGTGACTGTTTTTTTTATTTTTTTTCATATTTATTCTCCAGTTTTTCGAATGATTGCAACATTTCCAGGCATTT